CTAAACCATGATCGGACATTATCCATATCGGTAACATCAACCAAAGAAGCATCAAAACCCCCCGCGCCCCATGATAACGGCAATGTATCATAGGTTCCGTTTGTCCCGGTCCCGGTTGACGTGATCAATTTGGCTAAAATATGGCCGGGGTAACCCATTAACAACGCGCACGGATGGACAGTAGTCGATCCATTTATTGGAGAAACGGCGGCATTCTCGACCGGATAAACATGAGTTGCAGATATTGTTAGATACCCGGCCGGGGCTGAGGTTGTTGTTTTTGCGCTCCACTCCCAAAAGTCAGAAGATCCGCCCTCTGTTATCTTTATAAGCCCGTTTTCACCTGTTTCTTTCTCAAATATAGATATATCTGTAACGTACAAATTAGGGGAGGCATAAATGTTATTAACAGTACCAAAACCATCAAAATAACGAAAAAAGGCAAAATGAGAAGGATCATTAACACCAGTATTTGAAGGAACACCATCGGCGCGGGATTGTAAAGCGCTAACCATATCAGCAAATTGTAAGACCCAACGAGATCCAAACCCGTTTAAAGTCCTCAATTGCCCCATGGCAACCCGCTCATAATTACCGCCCAATGATACCCAAAGATCCGCAAAGGATCCTTTTCTGATCGCCGTCAAAGAGGGCCGTATATCACCCGCTAACGGTACACTGAACGATCCGAATGTAATAGACCAAGAACCCGGTATAACAGAAGAGCCGTTTATTGTAGGCCCTTCTGCGTCTATTTGTAGAGATCCGCTATCACTGTAGATCACAAGATCAGATCCGGGGCAGTTTGCAAACGATACAAACCGCAACATATACCGCGGCGCTATAGATTGAGACTGTAAACCGCTCTTAAAATCTGATGACCAAGACATATCAATTACCCGATTGTGGGCCGCTCTGGCTATGATATGTGTCCTTGTTAACATCAAGGCCGCCCAAACTAAATCTGCCTGCTTGTTCGGCCCCTCCATCTAAACCGAATCTCTCCCGGCTATAGGGGCTTTCAGTGTCTCCGCTCTCGATAAATGGGAATTTATAATCACTCTCATAAACGCCCGGATGATAGCTGCTTAATGCCCCCCAATCTACCACCAAACGCAACTCTAAAGACCACAAAGCGCCGTGTTCGTTTGTGATTATTGGCCGCCCCGCATCTTCGGCAGGTCGCTTGAGACAGGGCCAAAAGCGATAATATCTCACCCATGTATCGGATTTGTAGGTAAAATTGATCGGGTCATTGGGTACGACCAAGCCCCCCGCGATCGCGGTTGCACTAATAGCAGAGATCTTAATTTGCTCTGCAACTGAGGCCGGGGATCCTGTCTCCATCACCAAATAATCATTGACGGTTGGTATATTGGTTCCCACAATATTTTGAAACGGGTTAGCCATGACATCAAAAGAGGCGGATCCCCCGTTTAACGGCATTGTCGACAATGGAGCGATCCAAGCTTTAGCACTATCTGAACAAAAACTACACATATAGCCCCGATCAAGGTGATTTTGTAGAGCCCTAAATTTTGAGGCTAAAGTCTCCCCTAAAACCATGCGATCGCGTTGAATTGTTATGATCTCTGTAGTTAGTCCAACTGTCCTATATCTCGATCCATTTAGAGCTATAGCCTCTTGTATATCCTTGCGGTAATCGCTGAATAGTTCGGCTAAACCCTCCCCCATGTCTATCTCTACCAAATGATTAGCGGCCGGCATAGGATAAAACCAAAATTTTGCATTGCCCATTTTTTACCTCATTACACAAAGATCGGGCTGGTAGCCTGTCCAAACGTAGAATAGCGGGTTTGTATACGTCTAACCAATTCATCGATCGCGGAACGCTCTGTTACCAAACTGTTTATCTGTATCGTAAGACCTTGGCCCGTATTGGCCTGTATATTTTGCCGTGTTTCCTGTGAGGATCGGCCTGTAGCCGGTACAACTGTTTCATTTCTATGAAGAATTGCTAACCCTTGATCGGCCCCTGTAAACCTCATACCACTTTGGCCCTGTGGTATCTGTAGCCCAAACCAACTCATATCTTTTTTGCGGGCCTCATCAATGCGATCGCGGATCGTGTCTCCTATGTTTAGCGTCAAAGCGTCAACAATGGACCGAAACCCGCCCTTTATAGCTTCCCAAATAGCGCGGGGAAGATTAAAAATTGCTTTAACGATCTCAATTGCCATTTGTAGCAACATTTCAGGCAAAACCTGTATAAGGATCTTGGGCAACATTTGGATCCCCTGCCCTATAGCATTGGCAAAAGTGACCGCTTGGATCTCTGCCTCCATCATAGCGATCTCACGTGCGCGCGCCATCTCTTCCCCGTCTGCCCCCCGTAAAGCGCTCAATGTGGCCTGTAGTCTCTTCTTTTCGTTTGCCTGCTCTAACCTCAAGACCTCTTGAGATAATCCAGTAGGCCCCCGATCCAATGCTCTCCCCTCCTCTAAAAGATCCTGTCTCATGCCTACAAGATCCTGCGCGGATTGGGTTGATAACTCAATAGATCGATCACTTGCCGCCGTAAATGCTGCTAACACCCCCTCACCAAAACCGACCAATAGACCCATAGCAGCATCGACGATCGGCGCGATAGGTCCTAACAATCCAGTTATTAAATTGCTCATAAATCCTTGGGGCGTTGAAATACTCGATATACCCGCCGCAATTCCCTTTATTCTTTCGGCCTGCTCTTTAGCGGCTGCGGCTTGTTCGGCCGCAACTGCCTTAATAGATGCAGATATTGATTTTTCAAGATCTTCATTGAGATCAAATAACATTTGATCTATTTCGGCATCTGACATTTCAAAATTTACCGAAACCCCTACCTCTTGATCAGGAGGATCAAAATTGAATTCTCTTTCTCCGCCCTGCAATTTTAACAAAAAAGTATCAAAATCTTTTGTAGCATCTTGTATATCTGCCCTAATGTTACCCATAAAATCAGGCAATTGTATATCCTTGAATGTATCAGATAGCATAGACAAATTAGAGTTAAGACGGCTGATATTTTTACGGCCGTTCTTCATAAAATGATCAACTGCGTCATTTGTATTTTGAGCCGATGATTTTAACTCTTGCCATGCTTCTTCTGGAGATACCCTAACAAGGGCGACCGCTTTAAGGGTTGAGATAGCGCCCTCTGTTAGACGTTGGATAACCCTAAAACTATCCACCCAAAAATCCATGATCCCGGTCAACCCACTACTAAACGCAGTAGCCGCAAAAAGGGCAGCATGAAAACTATTTTTTGCAATAGAGGCAAAATCTTTAACTACTGAGGTTAATCCTACGATCGCCTGCATAGCGAGTTTTAACGGTACAACAAAACCATCCCTGCCAAAGATTTTACCAAAGCTTTGACCAAACCGCTCTGTAACCATCGTTAAAAAGGCGATCCCTTGTTGGAATTGTGCGGCCTGTTTGGTTGCCTCTGGGCCTGTATCAAGGCCCCATTTTTCGGTTATATCCGTGAATAAATCTAAATTCTCAACGCTACCAAAAGCCTGCAATAAATTACCGGCCTGTCTACCAAATAGATCCGCGCCTTTTGCGGCCTTTTGGGTTGCGTTTGGTATGCCTTGAAGGGCGTTAACCATCTCTTTGAAAAGAGTGTCAGCGTCTTTCATTTCCCCGGTTACATCGTCTCTCAATGTTAGCCCTAAACTATCAAAGGCCTTTTTTGAGTTACCAACCCCCCGATCAATATTTGCCAAAACACGCGGCATTTGATCGAGCAATTGTTGCACTTGCCCGGCCTCTTGGCCACTTGCAACAAAAGCAACCTTGAGCGCGTTAATAGAGCCCGCCGCAACCCCCGATCGGGTTGATAGATCGTTAAGATCGTTAATAAGATCGGCTTGGTTTTGAGCAAAATCCACAAATGCCCGGCCCGCCTGCAATATCGAATCTTTAATCTTTATAGCATTGGCCCCAATAGATGATAAATCAGATGCCGTTCTAAGACTTGTTTTGCCTAACGCTTTGACCTCTTTCTCTGCTTTTTCACTGTCATCGGCTACAGCCTTTAAGCCGCTTTCTGCCTTTTTGGTCAGTATATCAAGTACATATTTAATTACATTTGAGGCCATAAATACACCGTTTTATATCTATATCTATATCATATAAATATAAATATAATCTTTAATTTAGACTAACCAACAAGATCGGCAAGAGTGGAAAGATCCATAACAGGAAAGATCATTCCCTTCTTGCCGTTACCTTTCATGGCTTTTTTTATACGTTGCGATCTCAATGTTATACATTTGGCATTGTATAAAACATCATTCCAATCCAGTTTTGCAACCTCAGAGGGTAGGATCCCATAAGTCCGGCCAATTATATCTGTGATGATCATATAATCGGTGTCATTCTCGAAACCTACTCAGCTTTAAAGCCGCCTCCTTATGACCTTTGAGGCATTTATCGAGGATCTCATTCCTATCCTCTGTTGTTAGCATTCCTACCCATAAACGGCCCTGATCCGGGTTCTGTTGTCCTTCTGCCATGCAAAGAGTTAGCTTATCCCATGTTGCGCCCTCATCCATTGAGGCCCGTTGTACGCATTGACAAATAACTCTATCCTGATGATCTGATAGATTGATCATTTGTTCGGGTCTTATCTTCTTCAATATTTGAGTAAGCATAACAAGATCGGAGGGGTTGATCTCTTCTTCTTTTTGGCCCTCTATGCGCTCTTGTAGAGCCTTAAACTCTTCCCCTGTCCTATCAAAGGCGATCTCACTTGCTATCAATCCAGAGGCCAACCCGGCCGCCTGCGCTTGTGCAGGTGAGAGTATCCGACCCTCGATCAATAATTGACCACCAAAAGCCGCGATCCTCCATTTAGAGGATGCGGCTATTTCTTTGATAAATTTCTTCATATATTAATTTGCTATTGCTGAGTTTTGTTGATTGGTTATCGTAATTTTTACAGATGGATTTGAGCTATCACTATAACCCTGAAAGGTTACCGTTCTTTCGACTCTTCCGATACTGTTGATCGCATCATCATATTCCAAAATTACGGCATTGTATAATTGGACTTTGAATATATCACTATCCGAATTTGTGAATGATAATTCAACTGTTGACTGTGTACCACCCAAAGACTCATTATATAAATTATTTTCTGTAGCGCTTTCTACATCCATCACACATTGAAGGGTAACCTCTCTTAGATCGTCTGTTGTTGGTTCCGCTGTTTTTTTGCTGCCTAAGAGGTTACGTCTTGAGGTCTTATTGTCGATCGTTAGGTTCATGCTCCTAAGATCATAATTTGTAGCATTAAATGATAACTGTCCGGCTTCAAAATGTAGCACTTGACGCCCTGTTCCAAAAGACGGGCTAATTCCCCCGGTTCTAGTTGATGCCGATTTCCCGATCAAATCTACAGAGGCCATCATCTCACCCCCGGCCTCACATGTGATCGAAATGGTAGATACTATCATGCCATAAAATTCTTCGCTTGAGCCCGATCCTCTTTGGTTTACAATCGTTAAACTTGGTTGAGCAAGAGCAGGTGTATAGGTATGCACATATGTAGGGGCGCCGCTTGAATCGGTTGAAGATGATCCTAAGCCGGCCTCTAACCAAATGCCCGATCCCTCATAATAAACAGGAAATTCAACCGATCCGCCTGTCTCCTCAAAACCATCATAAAATCCTTGGGAATATCCCGCGTCTCCAGTACTTAGGAATGTATTTTGATTTCTTTGCTGTTGCCGCAATAGTGCCGTGGAGGTGATCCGGCTTGACACTGTGGTCGCTACATTGACGCCCCATGTTGTCTCTTTGCCAACCTTTACAAATGTTTGTCTTCCCTGTATAACTGCCATGACGCCCCCTAATTAGGTAATAAATTTCTAACTTGTACCAAACAACGCAGGCTATATAATTGGCCTAAGGTTGTTGTGATATTGCAAACCAATGTGTAATCATTGCCATTATCGCCCGCCTTTGTTCTAACCCGTACAAAGCCCGGTACAAATCTGGTCTGTGTCTCATCATATCGCGCCGCACTATCAACGCCCGAAGAATTTAAACTCTCAACCTGTACAAAACTGAGCCCCTCTAAACCGGCTCTTTTGTTGTAAGGATCGAATCTCTTCTCAAATAATCCAGCCAAAGAAAACCAAACGTCAATAATTTCATTGCTGGTTTTAGTAAATGCCGCCTGTGGTAGATCAGAAGATGCCGATCCGGTTGCCCGTGTTACGACTCTCGCCTGAGGTGCCCCCGTAAAAATGATCCCTGTTTTAACTGATGAGGCGGTAAAAGATCCGGCTAAATCTGATGATTGAGACGAATTATTAAAATACAACCATATTAAATTTGATGCATTGTTATCGTCTACTGTGTGATTATCAATTTGTATCGTTAGGGTCCTGTTTGCATAATCGGCCCCGGTTCTCTTAAATGTCAAAAGCCGATCGCCCTCTGCCCCACTGACAATTACATCATAAAAGTCGGATCGTATATTATCCCAAAATTTATCCCAAGAGGCCGGTATAGAGATTTCAAGATCATAGGCTAAAGGACCACCCCCGCCCCCTAAAACCTCAACGCAAATAGGGTATCTATTTTTCCAGCCTGTATTATACCAAGATGCCATTTATACCCCCCGATCGGCTTGGAATTTGACGATAACCTCAACATAGGCGATCCCTACTCCAGCAATACCAAAACGATCGCCCTCTATCGCCTCAAAAGAGCATAACACATCATCGGTCAACCCGTTTAGGCCCAATGTCCGATCAGAGGTTAGGGCGTTTATGAGGTCTGCAGAAAGCCGGGTTGCATTGTCGATCCTTTCTTCAACTGTACCACCCCCGCAAAAACCATATAGCTCAAATGTCATATCACCCTGATATCTTGTTAGGACCTGCCCAAACTCTTCCTTTGCTCCAAAGAAAAGAACCGCGCAAAATGGTATCATAGGGGCCTCAGGTACAGACCCCCGGATCACTCTATTTGTAAGATCCAATCCGCTATAACCCGCCGCAAAATTGACCCCTACAAGGGACTCGATCGCTTTCCATGTCTGCAAAAATATAGGGTCAGAGGGCATTATTGAGGCTCCAATGCCATTTTGAGCATTTTACGAAGATCATCGGGTAATCGTTTTTGTTCTTTTTCAACCGCTCTTTTAAGGTAAAACCGGGGCTTTATACCCTTACGGGCATATCTATATTGTTTATTTTTTTTGTCAAAGAATAGACGCGGCTTGATAGGATCCTTTGTTCCAAACTCGACAAACCCGGCATAATTAACGGTTTGGCCTCTTGATTGGCCCCCCGCCTGTAATACGACCTCAGGACCCCCCGATCTATAGCGGGCATTGATGGAAGATCGCAACCTGTTATCAATGATTTTAGGGTAGAATGTAGCGTTTATTTTGGCGGCGGCCTCCATCCTAAATGCGGTTTTTGTCATT